CTGGAACTAATGCTACTACGACTGCTGTTGCAACAACTTCAACAAATGGACTGATGTCGGCTGCGGATAAGACTAAGTTAGACGGATTAAACAATATTACATTTGAGAAAGTAGGCGAAGTTTAATGGCTGATATTGTACAACTAAAAGAAGACGGCGTAGCTAAATATCTTAAAACACATGTTAATGCTATTGACGGAGTTGATGGAGTTTTAGTTAAAGCAACCGGAAATGAAACAATTTTAGGAACTAAGAATTTTCAGGACGGGATTCAAGTATCTGGAAAAAATCCAGTTTTGACAAAGCCTACATTAGACAAAGCTTATATTGATAAGAATAATAATGCATCCGTCGTTGCTGACGGTGCTATGCAGTTGTACCGTAGAGGCGACACAGTATTTTTAACAGGATCAATTCAATTGTCTGCTAGTAAATATAATCAAGGTTTGTGGTTTGATTTACCAGCTTGGGCAGCTCCACCGGAACATGTCAGAATGTATTTTAATACTAGTGAAAAAATGATTCTGCTTTCTTTTAACCCATCAAAATTAAATAATATTGTTTGTGTTGATCAAGTTGCTAAAGATGCCTGGATTACCGGGTCAGCGTGTTGGCTGGCTAAAAACCCATACTAATAAAGGGGGAAATGAATGATGAAAACAATTTTTAAAGTATTATATCCGATTGGTTATGAAATCCATGAGGTAGAAGATGATTTTCCAACAGCGTTGCCATTTGTGGAAGTCGTTCCGATTTCATTTGATAAAAGAGAAGATGAAACCGAAGAAGATTTCGCTCGCAGACAACAATCTCAATTCTTCAACTTCACTGAAAATAAATGGGAAGAAGCAGTCACACAAGATTACTCTAAGAAACTTGAATTATTGGAGAATCTTTCTGCAGGACTTCAAGTTGATAACACTGCTTTAAAAGAATCAAATGCGGCACTAACTGCTAAAACAGATTCGATGGCGCAACTGAATGCCAAATTAATGCTGAATGATGTCGCAATCAATAAAGAAATTGAAACGCTAAAAACACAAATCGGAGGTGCTGAATAATGTTCACTTACACAGACGTTAAGATGATGTTTGATTGGGGCTGCTTCACAACGAAGCAAGTAAGGGAGTTTGTTCCTGACTGCATTACTGAAGCACAATTTGAGCGAATTACCGGAGAAGCCTTTTAGGCTTATTTTTTAGCTCAATTTTTGGTGAGATTCTATTTTTGTAGGAAGTTGGTGGATTATGAATGCTGATGCTTTAATCTCATTTTTGAGTATTGGAGGCACACTGATAGGTACGTTTGCAGGTATTGTCGTTTCAAATAAACTAACAATTTATCGAATTGATCAACTAGAAAAAAAGGTTGAAAAACACAATAACCTAGTTGAGAGAACTTATAAATTGGAGGGAAGGATGACCGAAGCAGAGCACGATCTTCGTGATATGAAGGGAGGTGGTACAGATGCAAAATAAGACGTTTGAAATTCTGAAATGGGTGGCTTTGATTGTAATACCAGCTTTGGCAACATTTGTTGGTGTAGTTGGCAAAGCGATTAATTGGGAGTACACAGATATCACAGTGATAATCATCACAGCGATTGGTACTTTCCTAGGTACAGTGCTTGGTGTCTCTAATCGAACGTTTAAGATGTTTTCATCAGAGGAATAGGAGGAATCAAATGAAAAAGAAAATTACTTTGTTGAGCCTTTTAATGGCTCTTTTTTTGTTGCCTTTTTTCCCGAGTACCGCACAAGCGGCGAAAGGGGATCAGGGTGTAGATTGGGCCGTTTATCAAGGGGCACAAGGGAAATTCGGGTATGGCTCGGATAAGTTTTCGATTAGTCAAATCGGTGGATACAATGCTGGTGGTTTGTATAATCAGTGGACGTATTCTAGTCAAGTAGCTTCGACAATCGCACAGGGCAAACGCGCACACACTTATATTTGGTATGATACGTGGGGAAGCATGAGTATTGCTAAAACTACTTTGGATTATTTCTTGCCAAAAATTCAAACGCCTAAAGGTTCGATTGTCGCACTGGATTTCGAACATGGTGCAAGCTCTAATAAACAAGCCAATACAGACACCATTTTGTACGGCATGCGGCGAATTAAGCAAGCCGGTTACACTCCGATGTATTATTCGTACAAGCCTTTCACACTTCAATATGTGTACTATCAGCAGATTTTGAAGGAGTTCCCTAACAGTTTGTGGATGGCAGCTTATCCAAATTACAATGTGACACCATCACCAGTTTGGAGCGTGTTTCCGAGCATGGAGGGCGTAGCAATATATCAGTTTACAAGTACTTATGTTGCTGGTGGACTTGACGGTAATGTTGATTTAACAGGTATCACAGATAACGGATACAACGGAGCCATTAAGGACGATGATGGAAAAGTTACTGTTAAGCCTGACACAGAAACGCCAGCGATTGATCAAGGTCAGCAAGCGAACGAAACACCTAAAAAAGACATTGAACCAGGCTTCAAAGTAAAAGTGAATTTCTCTGCTTCTACTTGGTCAACCGGACAAGCAATCCCACAATGGGTGAAAGGTAATAGTTACACTGTTAAGGAGGTCAGCGGAACGAAAGTATTGCTTGACGGAATCATGAGCTGGATCAATCGCAAGGATGTTGAAATCTTGCAAACAACCACTCAAACGCCAAGCACTACTACATCGACACATATTGTTCGTTCGGGTGAGACTCTATCAGGTATCGCTTCTAAATATGGGACAACCTATCAAACGCTTGCTAGTCTTAATGGTTTATCCAATCCGAATTACATTTATGTTGGTCAACAACTGAAAGTTTCGGGAGCGGCTAGTACATCGAGAGTTTATATTGTCATTTCAGGTGATAACTTATCCACGATTGCCCAAAAACTCGGGACGACTTATTCAAGTTTGGCTCAAAAGAATGGTATTGCGAATCCAAACCTGATTTATCCAGGGCAACGCTTAGCATACTAATAAACTAGACTTCAGCTTAATTGGATGCTCTGCACAAATGACCCGAAAGGCAACACGGTTGGCGGATACCAAGACTTCACAGAGACACGCGGGTATCACGACTTGTAAAATAATGTTTGCATCTAATTTTATTTATGAGTTATACTAACTAACGCTGGTGGCTGATACCAGTATTAGAGACATGCTGATCGACCACCCCCATGGTTGGTCAGCTTTTTGTTTTGGAACCTAAATGGTTGATATAAAACCAGTATACGAATACTATCTAAATAGGGATTCCTGATACAGCACCATTGAGAGAGAAACAGGATATGCTGTGGGGAAGTTCAGGAATCCCTAATTTATATTTTAACGCTTTGTATGCTTATGCACAAATGCTCATTCGTACTCTTAGCTCAGCTGGTGAGAGCAGACGGCTCATAACCGTCCGGTCGTAGGTTCGAGTCCTACAGGGTACATAAAATATACCCTCTACAGCATTAGTTGGTTGTAGAGGGTATATGTTATTCTAATTACTTTTGTAGATTCAATTATTTGTCTAATTTTTTCTTGACGTCATCCGTGATATCTTCAACTTTTTCTTTTGCGTCTGCCGCTACTTCTTTTACCTTACCAACAGCTTGATCAAGTAGGCCTTCCGCTTTCTTTTTGTTGTCACCAGTTACTTTTCCTGTGGTTTCTTTCGCTTTACCCTTAGCTTTGTCCGTAAAACCTTTGTCTGTCATAATAAAGCCCTCCTTTTATTTCTAATCATATTATAGTAGTAGTTCAAAAGTTAAAGCAAATCATATACATTTAAGGTTAAAAATAATAAATATCTAAGCAAGCAAGGGCGTTTATTTTTATATCAATAAGTTAGAAAATAAGAAGAGACCGCTTGCAAAAATCCAAGCGCAGAGGTATAAATATAGATAAGGTTTTCGTTAAACCTTACTTCTTTCATAACTAAGTTTCATCTTGATCGGCAACCAGTCGTGTGCG